TTGGCCTGATGCAGCGCCAGCCATGCCCGCAACACCAATACCTTCAGCATTATACGAATGAGAATATTGTGTTCCAAGGTTTGCTGGGAGAGGAAGAAAGATTCTTGAAATATCATTTTTTACTGGAAAATCATTTCTTCTAGTAAATTCAGCCTTATTAACTCGAAAGCACATCCAATAATCAATTTCAGCAATATCCTGTGGAAATGCCAATTCAAGCATCTGTGCACCAGCAAGAGCACTTTCTAATTCATCTCTTACAGCAAACTGATCTCTTTGTTGGATTGGTGTTAAAGCCGTTTCTGGCATTTATAAATATCCTTACTGCAATCTTTTTATTATTTATAATGAAAAATCTCAAAGGTAGATATAGGCCATCCAATCCGTACAAGTATAAAGGCGATTCCTCGAACGTAATTTATCGCAGTTCGTGGGAGTTGAAGTTTATGAAGTGGTGCGATCTGAGCGATAATGTATTATCGTGGCAGTCAGAAGAATTTTTCATACCTTACAAACATCCACTTGATGGTAGATTTCATAGATATTTTCCGGACTTCCTCATTAAAGTTCGAAATGCCAATGGACTCATTGAGACTTGGGTGGTTGAAATCAAGCCTTCGAACCAGACAAAAGAACCGAGACCTCAGAAGAGAATCACAAAGAAATATCTGAATGAGGTTAAGACATATGCAGTCAACAAGTATAAGTGGGATTATGCAGTCGAATGGTGTAAGGACCGAAACTACAAGTTCATGATCTTCACAGAACAAGAACTAGGTATCAAGTAATCATTATAAATAATATAAAGGAGTTTTGAATGGTTGCTTATAATTTCGATCAAATGCTTGTCAAAGGTGTTCGGGCAGGGCAGATTCCTGCACGCACTCAAGCTGCACGCACTTGGTTTAGAGATATAGCATCAAAATCGACAATTACACCTAATGCTCTGATGCGTGAGGATAGGTCACGTTTGACTACCCGCCCAGCAATGGGAAAGATGTACGCATTCTTCTATGATCCAAAACATAAGAAAACGTTGCCCTATTATGATAGGTTCCCTTTAATTTTCAAGATCGAGAATGTTCCTAATGGATTCATGGGCATCAACTTGCATTATCTACCGCCGCCATTGAGAGCAAAACTCATGGATGCATTATATAATTTGACTACAAATAATCGTTATGATGAAACAACAAAGCTCCGTATGAGTTATGAGATTCTAAATTCAGCTTCGAAATATCGTTATTTCAAGCCAACATTGAAGATGTATTTGAATGCTCACGTAAAATCAAGATTTCTTGAAGTCTCTTCTGTTGAGTGGGATATGGCATTATTTCTTCCGACGGAACGTTTTGTAAAGGCTAATAAATCAGCGGTTTGGAAAGACAGTAGAGCCGCAATACGAGGACGATAATGGCATTCAATATCAATCAGTTTCAAGCTGAAATGACAAAGAACGGAATCGCAAAGACAAGCGATTTCGAAGTAGAGATTACTGGCTATCCAGGAGAGAACGGTCGAGGAGCATTTTCACTGAGTAGTATACTCGATGATATCACGAGTCGAGTTGTTAATGCTGCTGGTAATGCTGTGGGGTTAGGAAATATTGCTGGATCTGCATCGCCTTCAGACGTTGCTCGTTCACTCTCATTTCGTATCGACAGCATCACCATGCCACAGCGTTCTGTAAATGCAATCAATTATCAGACATATGGTGCACCATATAAAATCGGTAGCAATCTGAACTATGTTGATATCGACTTCAGCGTTATTCTTAGTCCTGACTTAAGAGAACGTGAATTCTTTTTAAAGTGGCAGGATCTAATCGGTGGTGATCAGCGCACAGGCACTACAAATTGGGATATTGGTTATTATGATGATTATATCTGTAAGCAAGGTTTTACAATTTATCAGCTTGATCAGAACGGCAATAGAACAAGAGCAATCAAACTGATTGATTCGTATCCAATGATGGTTGGTTCAATCAATGGAAATTGGGCTCAGACTGATATTCAAAAAATGAATATTACAATGGCTTATAGATATTTCATTGAAGAAGAAGTTCCTGTACCTCTTATCAACCTTTCATCACCTGAAAACATTGTATCTGCCGCAAAGGCTATCAAGAATCTTCCTGGGCAGATTAAGAATAGATCCGCCGATGCACTCAATCGAGCGGGGATTCCTATAATATTTTAATTGAATTGGAGTAAAATATGACTTTACCTAGATTAACGGCACCTGAATTTGAGACTGTTATCCCTTCATCAAAAGAGAAGATTAAGTTTCGTCCTTTCCTAGTAAAGGAAGAAAAAATTCTGTATATGGCTCTCGAAAGTCGTGAATCAAATGATATTAAGAATGCGCTTCTTTCTGTTATAGATTCATGCATTCTTACGCCTGGAATCGATGTAGAAAAATTTGCAACTTATGACGTTGAATATCTGTTTCTTAGAATAAGAGCGAAATCTGTTGGGGAAGTTATCAATCTCAATCTAAAACATCAAAATGGCGAATGCCAACACGAAACGCCATATCAATTGAATCTAGAAAACATCGAAGTCATGTTTAATAAAGAACATAGAGATAAAATTGATCTTGGGAATAATATTGGTATTAAAATGAAGATGCCAAGTTTAAATAAAGTTCTTTCATTACAGGATAGTGAAGGTAGTGTTGATGGTATTTTTAATTTAATTCTTAATTCAATTGAATATGTTTATGACAACGATAATATATATGAGGAATTTACCGAGCCTGAATTAAAAGAATTTCTAGAATCTTTAACACAAGATCAATTTACAGAAATTCAGAAATTTTTTGATACACTCCCTAAATTATATCATGATATAACTTGGAAATGCGAAAATTGCGGTAAGACTGAAACAGTAAGACTTGAAGGTCTGCGAAGTTTTTTTACATAGGTCTCAGTCATGATAATCTGATAAACATGTATCAGATTAATTTCGCTTTAATACAACACCATAAGTATAGTTTGACTGAGCTTGAAAATATGATTCCGTTTGAAAGAGAAATTTATGTTGCATTGCTATTAAATTATCTTGAAGAAGAACAAAGAAAATTAGAACAGAGAAGAAGATAAATGGCAGAGTTAAAAGACGTAATCGAAACCCTCAAAAATGAGGGTCTTCTTACTCGTAATAAAGGTACTAATTCAATCAAATCCGTTAAGGATATGTTTGGGCCAGTTCTAGATCAATTAGTAACTAATGCCCAAGCGACTGTTGATACTCTAAGACAACAAGTTTCTCTTTCAGAACAACAAGAATCTCAAAGACGAATTGATGCGGAAAGATTATCACAGGAACAGCGTCAACAACAAAGAGCTAAAGAAGATTCAGCTAGAGAAGGTATAGGTGGGAAGGTAGAAGGTATAGGTAAGGGGGTAGAAGGTATAGGTAAGGGTGTTGGTTCTGCCGCCAGTGGTCTAGGATTAGCAGCCCTATTTGGAGCTGGAGCGGCCGCTTTATTATCCTTTATGGATTTTGATGCAAAAAAATTACGCGAAAATGTTAATGAGCTGCTTGCAATTAAAGATGATGTTGGCGGTTTGGGAAATTTCTTTCTTGAAGGTGGCACTTTTTACTGGACTATGACTGGCATTGGTGTTGGTTTAGCGGCATTTGGTATTGGCTCTGCTATAGCTAATGTCGGTCAAGCAATTGCGGAGTTTTCTGGTGGTGATAATTGGACTGAAACAATTCGAAAAAATGTTAAATCTTTGATGGATATGGCATCTGAATGGAATTGGGAGCAAGTTCTCGGCACTTTAGTTAAATTTCCTACAGTAATGAGCGCTCTTGGTGCTGGTTTAGCGGCATTTGGTATTGGTAAAGGCCTTGAGGGAATTGGTGAAGGTATACAAGGCGGGGCTGAATGGGTTCAAAAATTTTCAGAAGGTGGCAATTTTGGTGAAAGAGTAAAAAAGGAAGTTTTTTCCCTTCTTGATATTCTTGATCATAAAAATGCTGGTTTTGGTGGCGCGGCCGAATTTATTGCAGTAATGGGAGCTCTTGGTGTTGGTTTGGCTGCGTTTGCTTTAGGTAAAGGCTATGAAGGTATTGCAGAAGGCGCGCA